AAATAATACAGTTTCGAAAGAAAATGTCAACTAAACCAGATAAAATCGAAAAGCCCATCGATTTGCTGCGTCAAGCAGCGGAGCAAGGCATAAATCTTGCCGTCGATACGATGCGCAAGTACCTCGAGAATTATGACTTGAAGAAAGAAATAAAGCGTCGTAATTGGAAGACTATCATTGTGATACTTCTATCTAATTTAGGTACGCTTGTAGCTTCAGCATTAGGATTGGGGTGATGAAGCTGACTAGATCGGAAATCACACCCGAGATAGCACAGTATAATCAACATCTACGAACGGATAATATGGGTAATTCTGAACGTAAACTTGCACCACAAATTAGAAAGACAGTACTACCTATATACACAAAACTTCTAAGAACTGTAGTATTACCGCCAGGCCTAGATAAGCGGGAGAAAGATGATCATAAGAAGTTAGAGTGGCCTAAAGGTCTTTATTTATATAGATCTTTGGTTGAAGCAACTCAACCATATAAGACTGTAGCTGGAGGAGAGCCTCTAGTTTTAGAGTACCTAGATGTTCTTTCACATCCATGGAAGAAAAGTCTTCGTTATGATTATGATGACACATTACTGCGTAATCGTCGTAGTTTGGGACATGGTGGTGGAGCACCTCATCTTGGAAAGAAGAGGGACAATATTACCGAAGCCATACTGTACAACGAGAACTTGAAAAGTGCGCAGGATTTGGATAAGTGTTGGTCTATCCTTGCTGGATTTAGAGCCCAAAAGCGAACGGAACCAGGTACTGACCCTAAAGTACGTTTGGTTCATGGCACACCAACGCATTTCTGGCATATGGAATGTGAAGCTTTTGACAGCGCGATAACTCAAACTATCGAGTCAGTAAACTCAGACATGAACAATAATGTCTTTGTATTCTATACGGACGCTAGTATCGCCCAAGAATGGATTACAAGACAGAGTTCAGTCATAGAATGGGCAAATTTAGATGCTGAGCAATTTGATGCATCCGTGACTGCACCTGAACTAACACAGGTGGTCGAATATTTTGCGCCAGATTATTTCCGTAAGGATCTAATTGCTGAATATTTAGCTAGAGCCGATATAATAATGCCCGATGAGATAGTGTCGCGAAGTGGGGGTATGCCTTCTGGATCAAAGATAACAAATTTAGGTGATGGATTTGTGAATGTGCTTGATTTCTATCAAGCATTTGCCAGATATAAACTCGATAGGTATATCGAATGTGTCATGGTCAATGGTGATGACATCTCCTTTGGTCTATCAACTAAATTATCTCCAGATAATCTTGAAAAGATAAGCCATGCTAGCCGACGAAAGTTGAACACAGCTAAGGTAGAGCTGGGTCCTTTTGTATGGAATTCAAGTTTGTATTGTGATGGAGACATCATATGTGCTACTGTGGGCAAGGTTCTGAACAATGCTATGTTTACTGAACGGATGAAATCAGCTGTCCATGGCTCAAAGGAAATGATCGAGTTAAAGCTCGCTCAACAAACAAAACGCATTGAGTCTAACCCTATTGGTCCTGATGTGATTAAAGCACTTGCTAAGATAACTAAGTATCCTATTGGCGCTATGTCTGATGAACAGCTATTACCAGCGGCGCAGGCATTAGAATTGGAGGATTGGCGTGAGATAGATGCTAAGGGTATCATTGATTTAGCAAGAAAATCGCTCTATGCAGAGTATTCGAGTTAGGGTACCAGAGCGTACGTCGTAAGGACTGACTATCCTATAGACGG